ATCAATATAGAAAATTCTTCGTTCTGGAGCACGAGATAATCTGTAGATAACCAGACTATCCTCAATCATTCTAAGTTGATTGAGTGACTTAATTGCTTTATGCAAATAAGATAGAGTATTTCCTTTATTTCTATCTACTAAACCTGAAGTACAGTATGCTATTGCATCTTTTGCTATCTTAATTCCAGCACTTGCTCCTGTTGCATTAATATTCCCTGTTGGATATTGTTGCTTTGGATTGTATATAAAGTACTCTTCTAACTCTGGCCATGCATAATCCATTGGATTAGCATTAGCTTTCATTACTGGACTTGCATTATTAACATTAGGATCTTGCTTTTTCTCCTGTCTAATAAAACGCATTTTCATTGCGTCAATATAACGCAATTCCTTTATTCCCTCATGAGGATTTTTTAAATCAATGATTTTATGATAATAAATCCTTCCATCTACATACCAGTTTCTATAAATTTCATGTGCTTTTTTATCAAAATCCATCAAGTCCAATATAAACTTGAATTCATCTCTTAACTTTTTCTTGATTCCGTCACTTGCATTTAAATGATCTAAATCTAACTCTACTGGTTGGTCGTTTGTGTCTGCAACAATTGCTTCATGAATAATATCTTCAATAGCACTATCGCATTCTGGCTGAAGTGCCATTTCACGATAACGCTTAATTAATTCAAATTCTGTTCGATATACACCTTCTAAGTCAACATAAGAACCAAAAAAACCACTACTCGCATAATGGTCAACCCCGTCCTCGTCATTGCGAGGAACGGGGGATACCGCAGTCGGAGATAGTGGTTCAGTGTCCTCAATTGAGAACCCAAATAACTTAGACATGATTTATTGAATCTTTACCTTTATATTTATACTAGTTTGGATCACCTGCTCCTGTGTTACTGATGGAATTAACTTGGAATTCAACTGTGAATTCTTCGATAGTATCACCAGTATCGTAAGAAAGATCTATTGCAGAAACGTTAGTTGGGAAGATTTCTTGGAATTCGTATTCTTTTAATACGACATTCTCCTCTCCATCAGAAGTTTTACTGCTTGCTGTAGATCCTCTACCAAGTTGGTATACGGTAGCATTAGTCATATACTCAGATGGATTGGTAGCACCAAGGTTGTTAGATAGTTTTGCTATCTGCTCAGTCCATTGTTCAAACGCATTTCTTAATGCAAATCCTTCATCATTGATAATAGTAACTGTCCATGTGTCGATAGTTCTGTCTCCAGCAACTTTAAAAATACGACCTCTGAACGGAACATCGATTGCTGCAATATTTTGAGCAGGTAACGATGCTGCCTTACACATATACCTGAAGTTTTCTGCACTCCAAGTGATACCAGCAGGTAGAGTTGTGAGCTCTACCTCGAACAGATTGGGTCTTGCACCACCACCGATGAGTGCCGACTTGAACATTGAGATTGATTTGTTCTCTCTACTTGTTGCCATGATTGGGGTTCCTCCTGTTGTTATTTAGATTCTGAATTAAACTCTACCGACCACTTCTTCAAAGTTAACACCAGTTCTGGTGGCAACAAATGTTAGAGTTACGTAGTTGATTGACTTCGCTGGCTTCAGGAAGATGTCTGCCCTGAATTCATTATTATCGATAACATCAGGTGTGTTATTTGTTGTGTCACAAACAACTAAGAATCCATAAAGTCCTCTCTTTGCCTGAATGTCACGTAGATAAGGTTCAACGATATTACGGAAGTTTGCCCTTGTTAACTCATCGTTGAGTTCAAAGAGCTGTGCTTCTGCTGCTTTCTGCAATGCTTGCTCAACTGTAAGGAACAGACGACGAACATTAATTCTATCAAATGCAGATGCATATCCAAGACCTGTTTTGTCTCCAAATAACAGAGTACCTATTCCAGGTTGAGTTATAATCGAGTTAATCCTTGCAGGATATAACTTATCTCTTTGTGCCTTAGTTGGATTGTATGCAAGTTTAATTGCATTATTCAAGATTCCTCTTTGCTGTCCAGCAGGTGAGAACCAAGGATATGAGTTCAATGCTGTGCGAGCCATTAGACCTGCGACATCAGCATTAGTTGGAATCCAACGGAACTTATTATTAAATCTATCATAGGTGTACTTATATCCACTATCAAATGTTGCATAAGATGAAGAGGATAATGTACTAAAGTAATTAATCAAGTTATTTGTTTGCGTGTCATCATTAGTAACACCAACAATACTTGCTCTGTGAGGACCAACTGATGCCATGCAATCTTTTCTTGCATTAGCAAGAGAAATTACATAGTTTGCTTTTGCTTGTGAATTATACTCTTCACCGCATCCTGGACCCATGATGATATAATCTACTTCTATTTCATCTTCATTAGCAAACTTACCATAACCAGTCATTAGGTCAGAAAGTTCTGCCTTCATTCCAGTTCCAACACCAGTAGCACCAGAGTAATCTGTACCATTAGTTAATGTATATGTGGTATTACCAGTAGCACTGAATGTTATACCCTGTGCATTCTGACCCCAAAGACCATCTGCAGTAGATATTGGTGCGTATGAAGCAGCAGTACCATCAGATTTAGTAAATCCAGTAGCAGCAGGAGTTGTACCCCATACAGAATCAGCAGCACTTGATGGGTTACCACCAGCATAAACATATGTTGAATAGTCTGCAATAAACTGCTCGTACCAAATCTTCTGAGGAGAATTGACTGCAGAAACTGAGTCAAGTGCCTTAGAAAGATTTAAATGCTTCTCAACAATATTACCCTGAATACCTGTGATAGTTCCGTCATCATCAACAACTACAACGTGAAGACCATCTCCTTTACCTTGTCTATCAAGTGAATACTTGTTAGTAGTAGGTCTTGGAGCAATTGCCTTCCAATAAGTGGTTGCGTTAGTTAATCCAAGGGTTTGATTGTCATACCAATCAGCAACTGTATTAGCTGTAAATGTTGCTCCAACCTTTGTACCACTATTGTTTAAGAATGTAACTGTATCAGAAGCAAGGAATGATGCATATCCTGCACCTTCTTCATAATCAATCTTTGTTTCTACTCCTGCAGTTGTAACTCTGGAAACAACTTTAACATCAGCAACATTAGTTACTGTATTGATTCCCGTAACAATACCCTTAATATATCCACTAAACAATGAAGTACTTCCTGCACCAGGTAGAACTACATTAGTCTTAGTTACTGATACACCGAAACCAGCTACTGCAGTATCAGGAACATCTGATAGAGTAATTGTCTGGTCTGCGTAATTATCAATAAAACAAACTTTTAATCCATTTGCCCATGTACCTGGGTTCTTAGCAGCGTAGTTAAATGTAGATTGGTCTACATGGTCTGATTGATAATCATCATAGTTATCAATCCTACCCGCATTATTCATAGTAACGGAGGCAAAACCAACACCAGCGTTAGCATTACTTAAAGATGTTCCTGCTGCTCTTACTACTTTAAGAACACCACCATATGAAAGGTATGATGATGCACTCATCCAATACTCATATTGATTGTCTGTACTCTTTGGTTTACCGAATACATTAATCAAATCTTGCTCTGTTGCAATGTCTGTTGCCTCGTTAACAGGTCCAATTGGAAATGGTCCTGCAATAGCACCAATGTTATCCAATACATTATCAGCTCTTCCTACTGTTAAGTCAACCTCCCTTACCAGTACTCCAGGAGATAATTGAGGAGTCGCCATGTTTTCTTTCTCCGAATCTCAGAATTAATCTGAAATTATTTATTCAAAAGGTTATTTTCATAGAGCAAAAATGCTATGAACGATGCATGAACAACTAAGAAAGATATTCCCACATATAAGATTTATCTCCATATTCATCTGCTTTAAACCACTGATCTCCTTCTGCGTCCACAAAAGAATCACTATCCAACCCATCATCCATAAACCCAAAAGGTGCCATATCTTGTTCTATTTGATTTCTTTGCTCATCATATAATCTCTTTCTTACATCTTGGTCAGTAAGTTCTTTAAAATAATCACATTGAACCAACCATGCATAGATAACCAAACACATAGCAAGGTCGTCATTACA